TCAACATGTCTGGTGAAACAGTCATTCATTCCGAGGACATTGAAAAAATTGAAGGCTCTGTTCATGACCCCAAGTGGCGAGCAGGGTTTGACAGAAACTTTTACATCTGGGAAGAATACAACCCAGAGAATTCGTACCTGCTGGTAGCAGACGTTGCCCGTGGCGACGGCAAAGACTATTCAGCGTTTCACATTATTGATATTACAAACATGAAGCAGGTTGCGGAGTATCAAGGCAAGGTAGAGCTTGATATGTTCGCCACATTCTTGGCAGACGTTGGAAGGCAATACGGCGGCTGTCTTTTGGTGGTCGAGAATAATAATGTTGGATATTCTGTACTGACCAAGCTCGAAGATTTTGGGTATCCAAATGTTTACTATTCAACAAAGTCTACGCACGAACACGTCGAGGCATATGCAGCGCAAGGGCGTACCGGAGTTGTTCCGGGGTTTACCACTTCCATGAAGACCAGACCCCTTATTGTCGCCAAATTGGAAGAGTTTATTCGCAACCAACTAATTACTATACATTCTTCACGTCTCTTGAATGAGTTGAAGACATTTGTGTGGAACAATGGTAAGCCAGAGGCAATGCGAGGTTATAATGATGACCTAGTTATGTCCATGGCGATTGCGTGCTGGGTTAGAGACACGGCACTTGTGTCAAACCAGCGCAACACAGAATACAAGAAGGCTTTTTTGGGTGCAATGACAACAAGTAGAAAAACACTTAACACGAGTATTCCCGGCATGGTACAATACGGGGGTAGCAAATACGATGCTCAAAAAGAGCAAGTCCAAGAAGCGATTAAAAACTTTCCGGGCTTATTTAAGGGGTAAACGAAATGGCAGATGATAACAATCAAAATGTAAAGAACGAGGAGTCAAGGCTCTTTAAGCAATTGACTCGCCTATTCTCTGGTCCAATTGTTAACCACCGTCAACAAAATGTTAGAAAGCGCCGTCGCAAAGCACTTGATAACTACGCCACTCGCTTTACCTCGGCAAGCGGTAAGCAGTTTCAAAAGTCTAGTCGCAACCCGTATGAGTTTTTGTCCGGTGCGGCAATGCAAAATCAACTACGCAACGAGCGTTATGTTGACTTTGACCAGATGGAGTTCGAGCCCATCATTGCCTCTGCGCTGGATATCTATGCAGACGAGATGACATTTCACAATGAGCTAAACCCTATGCTCAACATTGATTGTTCTAATGAAGAAATCAAATCAACACTGACCACGCTGTATAAGAGTGTTCTCAACGTAGAATTTAATCTTTATGGTTGGTGCCGCACGATGTGCAAGTACGGAGATTACTTTGTATACTTAGATATTTGTGAAAAGACAGGCATTAAATCATTTGTTCCCATGCCAACTGCTGAGGTCGAGCGCATGGAGGGTGAAGACCCAACAAACCCAAACTATGTCCAATACCAGTGGAACTCAGCAGGCTTGACGTTTGAAAACTGGCAGGTCGCTCATTTCCGTATTTTGGGCAACGATAAATATGCTCCGTATGGAACATCAATTCTTGAGCCCGCTCGTCGCATTTGGAGGCAGTTACACCTCCTAGAAGATGCAATGATGAGCTATCGAATCACCCGTGCTCCTGAGCGTCGTGTGTTTTATGTTGATGTTGGAAACATTGCCCCGCAAGATATTGAACAATACATGCAGAAGGTCATGACCCAGATGAAGCGCAATCAGGTTGTCGATTCATCCACTGGTCGTGTTGATTTGCGCTACAACCCTCTGAGTATTGACGAAGATTATTTTATTCCAACTCGTGCTGGTGAGAGTAGCAAGGTTGAGTCCTTGCCCGGTGGGTCATATACTGGAGACATTGACGATGTTAAGTATCTCAGGGACAAGCTATTTTCTGCCTTGAAGATTCCTCAATCTTATTTGTCTCGTGGCGAAGGCGCTGACGAAGACAAGGCAACGCTGGCACAAAAAGATATTCGCTTTGCCAGAACCATCCAGAGGCTGCAACGCTCTATTGTTGCAGAGCTAGAGAAAGTTGGTATTGTTCACCTTTACACGCTCGGATACCGTGGCGAAGATTTGGTAAACTTTAAAATCAGCTTGAACAACCCTTCTCAGATTGCTGCAATGCAAGAACTTGAGCACCTACGCACAAAGTTTGATATCGCAGGTGCTGCCACCGAGGGATATTTCTCCAAGCAGTGGATTTATAAAAATATCTTTGGCATGGCTGACAAAGAGGTCGAGCGAATTCAGCGTGAGATGTTCTTTGACAAGAAGCTTGAGGCTGCTTTGGAGGCTGCTGCTGAAGAAGACGCAGCAGAGGGAGAAGAAGGCGGTGGAGATGAGGGTGGTCTTGGTGACTTCGGCGGCGGTGACGACGCTGGAGGCGACCTCGGTGGACTCGGTGGAGATGACGAAGGTGGAGACGAGGGCGATGAGGAAGAAGGGACACTTCTTGCTGCACCCGGTAAGCGAGAAGCTTATCTCACCCCCGGAGCAAAGGGTCACGAGTATACACCCAAGGTAACAGACACGAGAGACATGGGCGCAAGAAAACGCTCAATCAAATCCAAGTGGTCGCAGGAAACTGCAAGCAGCACAAGCAGAAACACTTTCAAAGGATTATCTGACTTCATATCCTTATCAAAGGGAATTTCTGAAGAGCAGAGCACTACTTATGGAGACAACCACGAAAGACTTCTTTTAGAAGTTAATCGGGAACTTTCTTCATCGGAAGTTCAGAATCTGATTAATGAATTGGAGAATAAAGAAGATGACCGAAAAAACAAAGCAGCGAAAAATTAGATATCGCCACAACAAGAAGCGGAACACTGCGTTTCTCTTTGAGGCTCTTGTCAAGGAAATGGCAAAGTCAGTCATCGAGAAAAACAATGTAAAGCAGACCACAGTTGCACAAGTTATTAAGGAGCACTTTAAAAAGGGAACGTCACTGTACGCTGACCTTTCGCTTTATCGTGCGCTAAATGAAACGAAGTGCGATGACCAGAATCATGCCGTGCGCCTTCTGCACGAGGTGAGAAGAGACAGAGAAAAGATTTCCCCGAAACAACTTTTCACAGAGCAGAGCAAGTTGATTAAAAAAATCAATACTGCCCTTGGCGTAGATGTGTTCGCTAACTTTGTGCCAGATTATAAAAATCTGGCTACGATTGCTCAGTTGTTTTCAGACTCTTCTTCTGCCCCAGAGCGTGTGCTCTTGGAAGACCGCATCTTGGAGTTTATGTTAAAGAAGGTTGAGCCCAAGCAGAGCATGGAGCATGTGGACAACTTGGTCTATAAGACATTCGCCAAAAACTTCAACACTCAGTATTCTGGCAAGCTGCACGAAGAGCAGCAGCAAGTGCTGACTCGATATGTCTTTTCGGTTTCCGACAACGGCGTTAGCCTGAAGACCTTTCTCAACGAGGAGATTGGTCGCTTGCGAACCGAGGTTGAAAGTTCACTGAACTTGTCAGAAATTAAAGCTGATGAGGTGATGACAAACAAGACAAACGAGGTTATTAAATTCCTCGATAGTCTCCACAGCACTCCGCTGACCGAAAGCGTTATTAAGAAGCTGATGAAGGTTCAGGAGTTGGTAAGGGAGACTGGCAATGGCTGAACCAATTAAAGTACTAGTCGGTGATTCTGCAACGCAGCAAAGAGAAGCGCCTGCCGCACCACCAGAGCCGCCTGCTCCCGCTATGGAGCTTCAGGTGCGGACCACCCTAGACGGCAACGTAGCCATCTATGACCACCATGACATGGACATTGTTGTCATGCCAGAAACAAAAAAGATTCTGGCGCTCCCAAAGGATGAGCACAATGATGAGGTGTACGCAGCGCAAGACCGACTCTTTCATTTCCTGAGAACCAAGGGTGTCGTGTCAGAAGACAGCGTGCATGGTGGGAATGTTTATGGTTCGATGCAGGCAAAGTTTCCCGACGCAGCCGATGGCAGAAATGCAGTGGAGGTTGTTGTCTTTTCTATTGGAAAGTTTCTGCAAGAAGAGAAGCCTTATTACATGCACGACAC